TCCAAAAAGTAACCGACCTCGCTATCCTTCCACCCAGAGTAAATGTCGCCGTATCGCTGACGTTTTGTTATGGTTTCTTTTTGAATACCTAATCTTTCATTGCGATACATTCGTCGTGCGCCCCAATCACCAACTGTTCCGAGCGTGTAAAGAAATTTTGTCGTGCAAAATTCTTCGTAGGTCATTTCCTCGCGTGTTAGTGTGATGGTCATTGTTGCCCCCTTGCGCGAATAGCTGCAATTTTTCTTCCTCGTTTTGCATCCAATAAATCAGCGCAAGCTAAACATCTTCTGTGACCTTGTTTTGTAATTCTTGTATTGTCTTTTGAAAATTCATGCCCACGGTGACAATGCGTCATTTTTGATTTTCCTATTGTACAAATGCGCTTTTTATTTGCTGCATCACGCATATTGTCAGTTCTTGTCCCCAAAAATAAATGATCTGGATTTACACAAATTCTGTTGTCACATTTATGCAAAATCCACAATTCATTAGGTATTTCCCCATTTATTAATTTCCACGCATATCTATGCGCAGAATGACATTTTCTTCCTTCATCAATTAAATGAGTAAAAAATGCACCATAACCATTTCCTTTAATAGAGCTTGTCCATTCCCAACATCCATTTTTTGCAAATTTATTTACTTTTTCCCAAAATCTGTCATTGATTGGGCGCATTTTCCGTTGATATTTCATGGCGAATCCTCCTTTGTTCGCACACTATACATCTTTCTGCTGCTAACATCAACCTATCACGCTCTGCTGCTATAGCGCCTTCAATAATCAAACGTACCTCTGCTTCAGTGTACTCTTTCATAACTTATGCCCCCTCGCTTGCCTGCACTGCTCACGCTCCTTCTGGGTAATGTCTGGGCTGATCTCCTCCACGCCACACAGCCTTGGCTGGGGCGGCGGCTGATAGTGCGTAAGGAAGTACAGCATCACAATAGTGAAGACCATCACCATAGCTAAATGGATGAACGTCAGGATCCTGAAAAACTTATTCATTGTTCTACCTCTACGGTTATGCGGTAACGAGTACCGCGCTGATCAGTAACGTGCATGATCTTCTTGGTGGTCGCCAACGACCCGTCCTCGTGCAAATCGTATTTCATACGGGTAACGCTTCGTAGCATCCTGTGTTCGTCCGCATCATTAGCAAGTAGGTTGTCGCGGATCAGGTTCATGATGTAATCGCAGTATTCAAGCATCATCGTCCTCCTCACCAGCGTAACGTGCTTCGTACATAGCGTCGAGGCGAGCCTCCTCGCGGCGATCAAACGCCCAGTCGAAATCATCTTTCTCTGGGGTTGTCAAAGAAACTGGATCGGTATTTTTCATAATGAGTTTTCGGAAAATGCCCGGATTGCTCCGGGCGGGTTGATCAGAAGTTGTAGTCGTGGAATTTGCGGGGCTTGTCGGCAAGGTTATAACGACCGCCGTGGGCATCCTTCCAGCCACGCTTGCCGAGACGGATACGCTTGATTGGAGCGGTCTCGTCGCTGGTGATGATCCACTTCTGTTCGTTCTGGTTTGAGCAGTGGGCTGAAAAGCCGCCAACGTGGAACTCCAGCTTAACTGAGTCATCACGCACAGCCTTCATCTCGCGGATCTCGATGGTCTTGTCGCTGACAACACGGATAACTTCATACGGGTCAATGTCGCTGTAGCCGAGGTGGTTTGCATATTTCATGATTCGCTCCTTATTCAATGTCCTGCGAAGTGCAGTGATGTAATCTTAAGTTAAACGATTGGGGGCTGTCAACCCCCTTTCGCAAAATATTTTAAATATTTTTACCAGCCGTATTTGTCGGCGCAGATGGGGCCAATTCCACGGTCGATGCTGGCCTTGTTGGACAGAGCCTTACCGCAGCAGGAGCAAGCCCCTACACGGTTGCCGTAGGCCACGGCAGCAGCCTCTGGATCGCTGGCAGCAGCCACCACACGGGACTCGGTCTCAGCGCCGCAGGAGCGGACTTTGAGGAACTTGCCGCCGAGGATCTTGCCGAGGTACTCCTCGCCCTCTTTGACGTACAGAGCGCCAGCGTTTTTACCAGCTTCTGGGGCAGCAGTGAAGACGAACGTGTCGAGGCGCAGGCGTGGGTACTTGATGCCCTTTTCCTTGGCGCTGGTGAATGCCTGCTCGATCTTCTCGACGGTCACGGTAGGCGCTACGTCAGCAGCAGCGGCCTTCTCAGCAGCCCACTGAGCCTTGCGCTCGGCAGACTGGGCGGTCAGGCGCTGGACGGTAGCCATCTGCTTTTCGGTCAGGGAGCCGTACTTGTGCAGGGATTCCTGCATGGCGCGGGCAAACTCAAAGCGTGGAGCCTCAGAATCGATCCATGCGGCCTCCGCAGGGTTTGCCTCGACCCAGACTGCCACCTGAGCGGCAATCGCGTCCTGAGCGGCTTCCTTGCGCTTCTGGGCGGATGCCTTGGCCTTGGTGCGGTACTCTGGGGAGGTCTTGAACTCGTGCTTGCCAACGCCGTCGCAGCCAAAGCAAACCACGCTGCGGGGATTCATGTAGCCGATAGTCACGCGACCTGCGCCGTTGCACTTCTTGCAGTTCTCGACGTAGACCGTCTTGGTAGGGGTGGGGGCAGTTTTGAATGCTGCTACTGGTGTTTCCAGATCGTCAAAGTCAACCATGATTCTCTCCTAATTCGCTGTCCTGCAATTCGCAGTAATGTAATCTTAGGTTAAATCATTTATGCTCGTCAACTATTTTTTTAAATTTTTTTAATGCGGGGGTTACACGCCACCCGCCGCTGGGCGTTCGTTGCTACATTTGTAATTAGTTAGCTATGATGATCTGGGACTCTGGGACAATTATCGCAGGCTCCTCAGCCCTTGGCGCTCGGCGCTTCTCGACCACCATCCGCATCCCGGCTATGGTCTTCAGGAGCAGCCCGTATTTCTCCTCTGGCGTACCACCAGCGTCCTCCAACTTGACGATGTATCCCTCAAGGTGACTGAGAACCAGATCGCACCCGCCGTTAAATAAATCCATCGTGTTCTCGGCTGTCGCCTCCACCATTTGCTCGTTTGCCATTTGTGCATTCCTCTGTGTCTCAACCGACAGATCATCAATTGCATCGGTGATTTTATTGACTTTGAATTGTTTCATGTTGCCCCTTAGTCTGCTCTAGATGCCGACACACAATCAATACCATGCGCCCGGAGGACTTTAACAAAAGCATATGCGCCAGCTTCCTTGATGTCCATCGACTGGGTAAAGTTGCCTGCCGGGTTCCAGATCTGCCAGCCCTTCTTCCAGTGCTTGTCACCGATCTTGTTTTTCTTCAACCAGCTTACGAACTTGCTGCGACCGTTTGGGATTTCGACCCATGCAAAGCCGCAGTACATTGGCTCGCCGTATTGCGCCATGTAATCCGCCTCCGCCTTAACAGCAGCAGCCAGTGCCTCGTCGTAGATTGCTTGGAAGTTTTCCATCATTCGCTCCTATTCAATGTCCTGCAAATCGCAGTGGTGTAACTTTAAATTAAATCACAAGAACCCGTCAACTACTTTTTAAAACTATTTAATTGAGACTGAGTCAGCGCATAGCCAACCCCATGCCCTAAATTCACCTTGTTAGCTTCGTTGAACAGAAGCTCCTTGGATGCCCAGCCAATGATGCTGGCTCCCATATCGTCCACGATAGCCAAGATGTAGATGTCGCAGGGATCTGCGGCCTTCTTGAGTGTTGACAGCAGCCGCCCGTCTCTGTGCCGCGTGGACTTTACATCGATGGTCTTGCCGGTCTTGCTGATCAGATCAACTCCGCCGCTACGCACACTGACCGTCAGGTCGGGACAGACGTTGAGCATCTTCGCTACGCAGTATTCAGCCACCACGCCATCGATGTCGATAGTCCAAGTATCGTCCTTGCCGACCTGCTGGTTGACCACCTTGTACATGGCCTCCGACCGACGCATCACCCCCATCATCCTGCAAATGAATAATTCAGCGTCGGTTAAGTTAACTCGTCTCATTTTATGCCAGCAAGTATTCTTGCCACTGACCGCTGGAAGCAATCTCGTTCCCGTACTTCTTGGCCTGATACAGGTTTGGGAAATACTCCACATCGTCACCGCAAGGATCGCCCTCACGGTAGACGCTCAGGAAGTAATCCCCAGCCCGTGACTTCTCGACCTTGACGAAGACCTCGTCACTGACGGGGAGGAGGTGAACGTGGCCTCCCTCGTCGCGCTGTGATGTCCAGTTCATGATTGCCCCCGATTAACGTGAAGTGACTTTGACAGCGAAGACAGCAGAGGTCTTAGTGTACTTAGCAAGCGTCTCGGCATCGATGCCCAGATCAGCGGACAACTGTTTCCAGTCGATGGTGCTGCGGTTTGACTCGACAACCGTGGCTTTGAACAGGTCGCCCTCAAATACCTTGCTGCCGCCGGGAGCGGTAGCCGAATCCTTGAGGTCATCCTTGATGGCGCTGGCTTGCTTTTCCAGATCTGCGATCTGAGCCAGCAGTGTGCCGAGGGTATCGATGTTGTTGAGGTCGTTCTTCATGGTGTCGCTCCTTATTCGCTGTCCGGTCTCAAGTGACCGTAGGCGTAATGTAACTTGAGCTTAAACGACCTGTCAACAACTTTTTTTAAAAAGGTAGATTATTTTCTTCAAGCGGCATCCCATCAGTCAGGAGCCGCTGGATAGTTACATTTAAAGCATCAAGCTCGTCCATCTTGCGGATAGCCCATGCCCTCTTCTGACCATGCCAGCCCATGAAGCTACCCTGATGGCAGTCGTAGCAGAGCGCCACGGCGGTGTATTGTTGCCCCTGATTGATGTGGTGGGCGCTACTAGGCGGCGGGGCGTTGCAGACGCTACAGGGCAGGCTTTTGACCCGCTGTAGGTGCTTACGCTCAGACGCATTGACCTTATTGTTCATCGATTCCTAACTCCCGTGTAATCAGTAGCTTTAACCTTTTTTACAGAGAAGGCAAATCGCCAAACGCTATTGCAATCCATAGAATCGATTAGCTCAACTTGCCGCCAATGACACAATCCCCAAGTGACAAGCTGGTCAATGATCGTATCCTCGTCCGGGTTTGGTTCACCAAAGTAACTGATCAGATGGGTCTGAGTAATCCCATTCAAAATATTTACATATGGCTTAGGCATGGTGACAAATAATATCCCGTCATCTATCAACAAATAAATGTCAGGGAAAAACCTATTAGGGAAGCCATACGGATCTATGTCAACTACGGTGTATTTTTTCTTCTCGTATATCAATTTGTGGAACAACAAAAAGCTGTCGCCAGTTTGCAAGTATTTGCGGTCGCAGGCAACCACAGACCCATATCGCTCATAAACCTTGGTTAAATTTCCCCGACCGGCAAACAACTCAAGAATGTCGTGACCTCGTTGAACATTTAAGTTGTTCATTACAAACTCTATTTGTTTTGTTTTTTCGTTCGGGTGGTGAACCTCAAGAGAATTCGCAGCCTGCTTTTCCCGGACAACATCATGACGAATTGCTCTGTATGTTTTTTGCGGAGCATCTGGGAGATCAAACAAGGTCGCCTGCGTCATAAAGTAAGCTTTCCTTCGATCCGGTTACTGGCCTCCTGCGAGCGCCAGACCTCGACGCGAGCCTGAGCAGCCACCATCTCCCAGCGCAACTGCTCTTCGACCTCAATCGCGTTCTAGAGCTTCTTTAACCAATCTGTGTACTCTGGGTCGCTGTAGGCTTCTCGTTCCTGCGCGTTGACGCTAGATTCCAGCGAACGCTTCATGATGATGGCTTTCAAGCTCTTACGGTACTCCTCCATGTAGATCCGCTCGGCCTTGGCCTTTGCGTACTTCTTGCTGTTGATAATGATGCGGTCAACAGCCTTATGAGGATCGATGTCTCTTGGTAGATCAACGGTGTCTTCGTTCATAGATCACCCCAATAACCGAAAGAATGCAACCGCAATACCCAACACAGCGAACATACAGATGACCGCAAGCGCCGCTATGATCACCATAATCGCTATTTCAATTTCTTCCATTTTGCTTTCTCCTTTGTAAGCATTGCTCGCACTTCCAACGCTGTCTCAGACCATTTGCAAATTTTATATATTCACCGCCCGCTACTGGCTTCTTCTGCTGGCAGTTCGTACACCACCTCGGCACTGCCGCACTTTGATTCTTTTCCGACACGATTGATCACCTTCTTCACTTGCGACTTGTCTAGCTTATACGCCTTTGCTAGATCTCCTATAGAACGACCGTGTTGCCACGCCGAATAAATTGCTGCGTCCTGCTCTTTCATATCCTCTCCACGTTGACCAATAATTTGCCACCCTTATCCTTCGCCCAAAATATTCTCAAGTCTTGTATCTGAGAATCATCAATGAACACGCCAGAGTGAACTAGCCCATCCAGTGAAGCCTTGAGTAAGTTGTCGAGATCGCGAATCCTGTTGTCTGGCCTAAACGCCTCAATCACTACGGCAATGTTTCCGCCAAGATGTTTGTTTGCCTTCTGCAACATGATGCAGTCCTGCACCGCCTTGCGATACTCCCGCCCAGCCTTGCTGATGATCATCCTGTTCTGGAACATTCGCCAGTAGGTATTGACGCTTGGCGGGAACGGCAACTCAATGATCATTTCCAGTCCCCGTTCTCACCCCGGTTGCCAAGCTTCCACTGGGCGCGAACATCACGTTCAAGTATCGATTGCGGATGGCGCTCATTCCAGCCGGGAACCCATTTGCCATCCTTCGTCCACCCGTTGAGAAATTGGTGAGCAAGATCGCGGTCAGTAACACGCCAGCGCAAAACCTGTCGGACAAGGCAACGATGCCGAAACTCATCATCACCTTGCCCCTCATTAAAAATCTCCCTTTGCATCGAAGTCCATCGGCATTGCGCCCTGCCTATCTAAAAATTGCTGACTGTCACCGTGATACCAGAACGAGTACCACTCCTCAGCGTCACCATTACGCTGCTTCTCGCACAAGAGCATAGCGTCAGGCAACGACATATCCACTTCCTTGTTCTGCTGGATGGCGTGTTCCTTTGCCTTGTTGCGCCAGAGGATCAAAACATTGTCCACTTGATCTGTGATAGACGACGACCCACGGAGGTCAAACTTCGATGGACGAGCCTCATCACTTTGTAATTTGCGAATATGATGAACGAGATGGATATGAATATCATGATCACGGGCAATAGCAGTAAGCTCATCGATGAACGCCTTCTGTGCATTGTAGTCATCCTCCCCGGAAACGCATTTCATAAGCGAATCAATAAAAATATGATTCATGTTCATCTCGACCGCCGCATACCGGCAGACAGCAGCCATCTGCTTGGCATTGACCGTACCCTGCTGATCATAGAACCAAAGCTTGTCACCGGCAAATAACTTGAACCGCCCATACGCATCACGCTTCTGCGCATTCGGGGTAATGTGGTAATTGACCGACTCCAGCGACTTGCCTGCGAACTGGCGCAGCATCCGCTTGATCGATACCTTGGGCTTCATCTCAAAGCTGGCGATCAGGACGCGCTGATCCTGCTTGACCAGACCCATAGCAACCTGACCCGTCATCAGCGACTTACCGCCGCCATTGGCTCCCGCCCAGACGGTCACCTCACCGGGACGGAATGCAAACGTGCCTTGCGTCTCCAGCCACGGCATGGGGACACTGCGATCCACCGGAGGGTTAATCAACTCCTCCTCAAGCTCCGTCACCCATAGCTGGGCAGGCTTGATCTTCTGCTTGTGGTCGGTCTCCTCCATATATTGCGAGAAGTCAATATCTTCGTTAAGCAGGTACATAGTCGCTCCATTCTCCAGATTCGCTGTCGATTATCAGACCACCGCATACGGTGATCACTCGTTTTGCCTTCGCTTCCACAAACGCCTGATGCAGTGGCTTTGCCTTCGCATACAAATTCATTCCTGAAACATGAACCACTAGCCCCATTGCGAACCGTAAATCAAGGAGCGCAGGAATTTCGGTCGGCAGGATCTCGACTTCAGGATACCGCTCATGCCCGCCGAACTTCTGCCAGTTTGCCCAACCCCGGCTATTGTCCTTCGCGTGGCAGATCCAGACCCCTGCGGGCTTTAAACCCTGCTTACGCAAGGCAACCAATGCGTCGTGGCCTTTCATGCCTTCCTCGCTTGCAGCCAGTCTGGGGAGCCACTAGGCACTGCCTTGACCACATTGGAAACCTTTTCATTCCGCACCCAGTTGCGCCATGTCGCGTCCCAATTGAGCTTGACACCCTTCGCGCCGGGCTGGGCTATCCAGAAGTCTCTAAAGCGGTCAGCAACAAAAGCCGGGTGTAGATCAGGCCGATCCTTTTTGCAAAAGGCGATTTGGTCTTCAGAAGGAACCCAGTCAGCAGGCAGTCGAGTTCCGCGAGACTGCTTCTTTTGCCTCTGCTCTGTCTCTGTCTCTCTCTCTGTCTCTGGGATAGCGACCTGCAAGCTATCTGCTAGCACTCCGCTAGCAATTACAAAGAATCCCTTATCAATCAAGGGCTTAAGACCTGCATCTATGTCCTTGCTAGCAATACGCAAGCGGAACTCTAACTCCTCGCTATCTGCTTGAAAGCAACCGTCTTTTGACTCAGATGCTAGCAACCAAAGTAGAGGAGCAAGCGCCTTGCTAGCAAGTGGCAAGCGCATAAATTCACGGTCATTCAGCAGATCACGATGCAGCTTGATCCACGGCGGACACCGATCTTTGTAGTGCTGGAACTTGTCCCAGTTCTTAGGCTTGAGGTTCATTCTCAACCCCATCGTTCCATGCCAACTCGATATCATCCTTTATCTTGAATGCCCAGCCTTCAATTGCCGCCAACTGGTCATAGCTTAGGTAGATAGTGACTGGCTGCTCAAGATCATCTGACCATTGCTCGATAACGATTTTGCCTTCGCTGGTGAAATCAACGTGAGCAGATTTTGTGCCTTTGAGATTCATTGCTTTTTCCTAAAAAAAAAGCCCTAGGTGAGACTCTCATCCGCGAGGATGTTGGCAGACTGGTGAGTAACCAGCAGAGTCCCATCTAAGGCTTACTCGTTTTGCGCTGCCAAGCGCGTTGGGGAACATCATACAACAAAAATATCAGGACGCAATACCTTTCGCTTGACCTTGCCTTTGGTGTACTTTTCAATAGCTATGGCAAGCTCTACAGAGGGCAGCTTCCTGTCGGTTATGATTAACGACATCCAAGTACGGGTGATGCCTAGCGCAGCAGCCATCTGAGCCTTAGTGCCATGTGGCTTGCCTTCAAAAAACTCTTGCAATTTCATATTTGCTCCTTGTAAGCGCAAATTAAATCACAAAAACTTTTTTTACGCAAGTGTTGTAATTTACGATTAGATGTTGTACATTCGTAATACTTAATGAGAGGTTACATTATGACTAATGAAACAATGGCTCCAACACCATACAGAACGGCTTCAGGTATTGAGATTGGAAAATACTACCAACCGCCAAAGAACCGTGATTACCATCTTGACATGATCGACATCTATGATCAGGACATGATTCAGATGGCCTATATCACTGATGGCTCGGAATTCAAACTGGAAAAGTTGACCTTAATTGGCGCTTTTGCTTCCGTTATTTTTTTTATTTTAATGGTAATTTTTCTTGCCTCGCCATGATCGATAGCGAATACAACCAAATGCAATTAGAGCGGCAGGAGCTTCTTGAGGAAGCCTTGCGCCGCGCCATAAACCATTCCGCGACGGACGATGACTGGGCAATCATCCGTTATGAATGCGGTCTTCCAGCCCAAAAATTAAAAGGTGAATATTATGAGTCTTATTGCTAAATCAGTATCTTCAGGTGGCGACAGCGATTTTGTTCCAGTACCCGTAGGTATGCACCTCGCCCGGTGCTACCGCATCGTAGATCTCGGCACACAACCAAAGCAGACAGATTTCGGCATAAAGCACCAGAGAACGATCATGGTGAGCTTTGAAGTCCACGGGGATAGTTCCGACGGTCAGCCACTGGTAACGTCCCGTGGCGAGCCTATGAGCATCTCTCAGGACTACAACTTGACCCTGAACGAGAAGTCCACCCTCAGCAAGCACCTTGAGGGCTGGCGTGGCACGACCTTCAGCGAGGCAGAGCGTAACGGCGGCTTTGACATTAAGAAGATCCTTGGGGTCTGGGCAATGATCAACGTCACCGCATCAACCAGCAAAAAGACAGCCAAGGTCTACCACAACATCAGCGGCCTATTGCAAGTCCCCCGCATGATCAAGGAGGCTGGCCTGCCTGACGGATTTAACCCGCTGGGTTACTTCTCGATGGAGGACGATGTTCCTGACATGGAGGTATTCAACTCGGTCAGCCAGTACCACCAAGGCAAGATCAAACAAAGCCCAGAGTGGCAGGTATTAAGTGACGCGCCGCAAGCGCAGAGAGCCAGCCATCCTGATTCCGATATGGATGACGATATTCCGTTTTAACTATGCCAAAAAACATCACTCCGCATGAACTCTTTGATTTTCTGATTAAAGAGTGTGGGCTGAGGAATGATGCCGCCCTTGCCAATGCCCTTGACATTACACCTCCGTCAGTCAGCAGGATGCGTAATGGCAAGTCAAAGGTAGGGGCGGAGATTATCCTCCGCATTCATAAAACAACCGGCCTGAGCGTTGAATCGATTGAATCGATGCTTGGCGAACAGAGGGAGACGTAATGGGTTACATCATCGGCATAGCCTGCCTACTGGCTTGGTTCACCCATATATTCACTTGCTTTGCACAGGGTCTGTGGGGCTTTCTGATAGCTGGGGCGATTATGTTCCCTATCGGCATCTTCCACGGCCTGTATCTTTGGTTTAACTAGGAGCAAGAATGGATAACAGCGAAATTATGATTCCAATGGCTGAGGTCATTGAGCTAATCAGCATGGACATAACTATTGAAGTTGAGCATCGAGAGTACGTCAACATGACACCACTTCAATGCTACGAGGCTGGGGCAGTTGATACAGGCACAGCAATCCGCAAAGCACTGCGTGATGCTATCCAGAACAAGTGGAACCCACCAGAGGTGGTTGAATGAAGAAGATCCTCGTCATGCTCTTGCTTTGCGTAAATGCCCACGCCGGGGAATATTTTGTTACGCCAACAGAAACTGGCGGGGAGATTGTTCTAACCAACAGAAAGACCACTAATTGTGGGGATAGCCTGATGTTTATGTATGTCGTGATGTCAAACCAGAGCGTTGTATACGGCTGCTGGGCGTACATCAACGACAAGATCCATGTCCGATACGACGATGGGAACAGGAGGGTTTACGACACAAAAGGCTGGACGAGAAAAACTGATTAGGAGCGAATATGACATTAATTGCAAAAGACCACGCATCAGAAGCAGGGCATTGGTACACCAGAGATGGCGAGCCGATGTATACGGTTATGGGCAAGACAACAGGGAAGATGCGGAACACTACCCTGCGAGACGCGAGAGAAATGAATCTCGTACCGTCCGTAACCACCATCCTTAACGTCGCAGCCAAGCCTGCCCTGACCAACTGGCTTCAGGAACAGGTTCTGCTGGCTGCGCTGACTCTACCAAGGGCAGAAGATGAATCAGAAGCTGTATACATTAAACGCATCATGGAAGACTCTAAGACGCAGGGTCGGGATGCAGCAGACCTTGGGACTGACATCCATGCGGCGGTTCAAGGCTTCTATGAAGGCCGCAAAGACTCCCGCTTCCCGTTCCATGTCGCGGCCTGTGATAAGGCGATACAACACACCTTCGGGGAAGTGGATTGGATCTGCGAAAGGTCATTTGCCCATGAGATGGGATTTGGTGGGAAGTGCGACCTATATAGCGCAGTGGGGGATGGACTCGTGGTTGACATCAAGACAAAAGACTTCGACGAAGAGTCCATGAGCAAGATCAAACCCTACGACGAACACATGATGCAGCTTGCTGCCTACCGTGTAGGTCTGGGTGTACCCGATGCCCGCTGCGCCAATATCTTCTTATCCCGGACAAACCCGGAGCTTGTCGTCGTCCACCAGTGGGCAGAGGATGATATCCAGCGCGGCTGGGCTATGTTTGTCGCCCTTCTTAACTTTTGGCAATTGAAAAATAACCATGAATAATCCAGTTAAAAAACTTATCGAAGAAGCCCGTAAGTACGTCACCGAAGATGATGTCAAAGTGGCCTACATGAACTGCAAGGAAGACCGGGATGACCCGATCATCGTCGAGGAGATCCACATTGTTGAATACTCCGAGAATCTGATCGGTCTCGTCGGATCTAGGATCGCTAAGGCAGAGCTTGAGGAGTGCATCAAGGTTGTCGAGGCACTAAACCCAGAGGTAGCCAAGAAGCTCCGCGAAGTCCGGGAGCGACCATAAAAAAAGCCCCCAGTACGGGGGCGAACTTCCCACCACAGGAAGGAGACTACTTCCCGTAGCGGTACATCAATGCCTTTTCCATAGCCTTGATCTGCTCCGGGTTCATATCTACAGGCTCATGCGGGTCGCTACCAGTGACCTGCATATAGTCTTCCATCCACGCCGTAGGGTGGTTTGTGGCCTTCAGGCTCTCACCCTTACCCGTCGTGCTTGCCCAGTGCTGCATCTCAGCGTCATGCTCATAGTCCTGCGGACGGACTCCAGCTTTCCATGCGGCTCGGTAGTTGTAGTCCTTCGTGTCCAGATCTGGCGGCTCGCCATACTTATCCACAAATTGCTTATACCACTTCGTCCCGCGAACGCCTTTCTGGAACGACTTCTCGTCCTTCTTTGACCACTTCCCGGTCTTGGCTTCAGGAGCTATAGCGTAGTCATCAGTAATCTTTGCCTTACCGCCTTTGCTGTAATACCGAGTTGCCTTTTTAAAAGGGAGTTCTTCATCTTGGTATTGCGGCATAAAATATTTGTTGAACTGCTCAGGAACCTTTGTCCGCATTGGATAAGATCTTTTTTGAAGACTTTCCGGAGCGGCCTCGTTTACATCGGCGCTGTTTTTTCCGCGACGCTTCCAGTAATCCCTGTCGTTGTATCTTTTGAGCTTCTTCTCAAACTGAGCAATATCCGCCTCGGTTGGATTTGGAGGCATATCAGGGATGCGGTCATCATCATCGACTGCGCCGCCCTTGCTCTTGCCTGTATACTTTTTAATCAGGTCGTTGTAGCGACCAATCTCGTCCAGATACTGTTCGTCCACCACTTGATGCGGGGCAATCTTTTGCATTGTCCCAGTGATGTCCTGTGGGCGCTTCCTAGCCTTTGTGTAGTCATACGCATCAGAGAAACTAAGCTCCATCGGAGTTGGGTACTTACTCGTCCCCGTGAACTTGCCACGGATGCCAGCGCCATAGGTTCCGTGATTAGCGGTATCAGTTATATCAGCGCCTCTGTAAACATCTCCAACCGAACGCCCAGTTAGATTGATTTCCATGTTGCGAAGCACTGGGTCAGTGATTGCCCACTGAATATCCAAACCATTTGGCAAACCATACTCCTGAGTAAAATCAGGGGTTTTCATACGGTCATTAAACCATTTTCTCGCTTCTGGATTAGCTCTAAAATACTTGTAAGCCTCATCCATATTTTCAACGCCGGGGAAGTCAGGCCATGAAAAATGCACCCGTTCACCCTTCAACAGCTTTGAGTATCCTAGACGCATGGCTTTGTTGATGGCATCAATGCCCTCTTCCGGAACTCCATAAGTAGCAATTGATTTTAAGTTTGCATCAGCAAAGTGCATTGCAAAATTATTCGCCCGCTGACCCATAGCCAAATGTTGGGCAGTTAATTTGTCTACGCCATAGTGGTCGGCAATTTCAGTAACTCTGTTTTGGAAGTTCTTTGCTGACGTTGGCTCTGATGCCCACCACAAGCTTTCATCGTCCGGCAAATCAAGCTTGCCTTGACCAAAGAATGGGCCACCTTGTTGAGTGGAATTGATTGGGTATCCATTTACATCAACCAAAACTTTGTCGGAAACAGTAATATCGCCAACCGTTGCCACGTTTACGTCACCAACCTTCGGTTCGATTACTGCTGGCTCTGGGAGGTTCTTTGTGTTTTCCAGCGTGTAATCAATATTCTTTACCCGCTCAGATTCTTTCATTGATCTGCCAGCAAGATTCTTTGTCTCTTTAAGCTTTTCCGGGTTTTTAACGTGTTCACCCATCATCTGGCGTGATACCCGTTGAGCGGCCTCCTCAATTTGCTGCGGCGATCTTCTAGTGCGTGGGATAGACAAAGGCAGGAACTTACTCTCATCTGCTGGGGAAACAGCATACGAAGGCTTCATGGCGTACCGTTCAGCCATCTGTGCGACGGTCTCACCGACCTCTGGAGCGACTTTGGCAGCAACCTTGGCTGTCTTCGCGGCAAGCTTGGCAGCAGGCGGAGCCAGCGTCAGGGCAGCGCCAACAGTCTCAGGAAGCACCCGCAAGGTCTGCCCCTGACCGCTAGTCAAGCGTTGACCGTAGGACAGCCTCTCGGCTGTCTTGGCTAAGTCGTTGACGAAGAAACTGTCTACAAGCTCCAGCACACTATTAACGGCACTAGAAGCACCGCGAGTCTTGAAGTCACCCTCTTCTTTAAGTGGGCGGCTTTTTAGGAAATCACTAGCCTTGCCAAGCCCCGTAGCAACAGCGCCCATAATTGGCTCTGGCTCAACAGCGCGGAACTCTTGCTTGTCTTGGGATGAATTATTTACTAACGTACTAAGCAACGGAACCTGCGGAGCATCATCCGCGCCTTTTTCTTTGGTGGATTCTGCTTTTCCGCCCTCTTTAAAATTTTGCGCATTCTCAAAGTGATCATCCACAGAATCTAAAGCATCAGTTACTAATCCACCACGAGCGTATGGACGACCCTTGCCATAGGCTTTACGCATAGCGTCGTT